ATGCCATATAATAAGAACTGTCATGAGGGGTCAGTTATGGCTATTCTACCAATCTACTACACCACCACGAATATGCGTAAACGTAAAGCTCGTAAGCCAACACAGGCTATGATTGAGTCTCAACGTATGACTCAAGAGCTTCTCGATAAGGTTGGGTATCGTAAGCCAACCAAGTCTACTAAGAAGTTTACATACTCACTTGCAGTCGAGTCTAACGCAGCTCCGCTATCCAATACCATTCCTGGCGGTGCAGCTGCTAAACGTGACATTCGCACAGACCATCTATGGAAGCGTGATCGTCAAGAGTCTGCTGCTACTGTTAAGGCTATCGAAGAGAAAGCAATGCGCGTCGCTCCTGCTTATAACAAAGGCGCGACTCAATATATTACTGACGGAACTGAAGCTAAGTATCTTGGAAGGAAGATCTAATGTGGACTAAGGAATCTATAGCAGAACAACTGCGGCAAGGTATCATGGATATCCAATTCGTTAAGAAAGATGGATCGCTTCGTGAGATGCGTTGCACTCTCAATGAAAAGTATCTTCCAGTAACAACTAAGACGGAGAGCACCAAGAAAGATAATCCAGATGTGCTCTCTGTCTGGGATATAGATAGTAATGGATGGAGATCCTTTATTGTTAAACAACTTGTATGGGTAGGTGAACCGAATGACTAAACTGAATATCACTGGGTTGAAAGAATCGTCTATTCCTATGGAAGACATCGAACCTTCCACGAATGGGACGTATGAGCATCTTGGTTCGCAAGGTGGAACAGAGCAGATGGTTGCTGGATTGAAGCAGCGCCTGCCAGCTGATCTGTTGGATCAGTTCAATATCATCTGCTCGCGTGTGCGCGAAGAGAATATCAGCACAACTAAGAAGAACATTCTATGGCTACACGATACTTGGGATGACCCTGAGTCTGAGCATCTCAAGAACCCAAAGTCTCTTGAGCGTTTTGAGAAACTGGTTTTCGTTTCTAACTATCAGCAGGCTACTTACAATCTTGGACTCGGCGTTCCATATGGTAAGGGCATCGTTCTACAGAACGCAATCGTTCCTATCGAACCACATGAGAAGCCTAAAGGTAAGATCAACCTGATCTATCACACAACTCCGCATCGTGGTCTGGAGCTTCTGGTTCCTGTAGCAGAGTTCCTTGCGAAAATGGGCGTGGACTTCCACCTCGACGTCTACTCGTCGTTCGGTATCTATGGTTGGCCTGCTCGCGATGAACCATTCCTTCCCTTGTTCGAGAAGATCAAGAATCACCCGAACATGACGTATCATGGTTGGCAGCCAAACTCTGTGATTCGCGAAGCTCTGAAGAAAGCGCACATCTATGCGTATCCAAACATCTGGCCAGAGACTAGTGGTATCTCAGTGATCGAAGCTATGAGCGCTGGTTGTAATGTTATCTGCCCGAACTTTCAAGTTCTGCCTGAGACTTGCGCCAACTTCGCAATCATGTATAACTGGGAAGAGAATAACAACAAACATGCCAACTCATTTGCTGGCATTCTCAAGATGGTCATCGAAGGATATTGGGCTGACTTCAATCAGGATCGCTTGAAGTTCCAGAAGATGTATTTCGATCAGTTCTATAACTGGGACATGCGTGCTAGCCAATGGCGCGATATGCTTACAGTTATGGCTAACAAACCGGCTTGACAATTAGCAACCAGCAGGGTATAATTAGTCATAATGATGAGAGGAGTCGTTCATGGCTAAAAGCCTTCTGACTGTGAAAGTAAAGAAACGCAAGACAATCCTCCCTCGTGGTGCGGACGCCAAGTATTATGGTGAAGAACCCACGTGGGAGGATCTCGCGTTCTTGAATGAAAGCGAACTGCTTACGAAAGAGATGTTTGCTTTCAACTGGTATAACTATTTCTATGAAGCCAAGGAAGGGCGTAAGTTCATTCTGGAGTTCATGGAAGCAGTCAACTCACCAAAGGCTATGGTGACGATGTTCAATCGTTTGCCTGACGCTCAAGTCGATAGCACGACTGCTGCCATGTGTCGCATGTATGTGATGGGATGGGAAGACAGTGAGAAGCGCAAGAAGATTGAATCGCGCCTCATGAAGCTATGCCGTCGCGGCGCTGACATGATTGAGGAAGATAAGAAGCAGAACGCAGCGAAAGTCATTTCATTCACACCGAATCCATCTGGCGCTTTCATCGCTGAAGTTGAGCAGCTGATTGACGATCAGTCAGAAAACCTCACAGGCTTTTATGAGTGGTTGAAGAACCGCACCGCGAAACCTACTGACGTTCGTGCGGTCATGGAATACTACAGTCGCTGGTTGGAAGATCTCGTCGAAGCAGCAGATCGCAATGCAGACTCTCAGCTGAAGGAAGGTTACGCCTACCTCGGCAAGAAAGGGCTGAAGGATCGCACACAGCTTTTCCAAGGTATCATCGCTGACTGTGAGTCGTATCTGTCTAACAGTCGCAAGTCTGTTGTGCGCAAGCCGCGCAAGACAAAGCCGAAGACTGCTGATAAGGTAGTATCGAAGCTGAAGTTCCAGAAGGAACACGATGAGCTGAAGATTGTCTCCATCGATCCTACCAAGATCGTAGGCGCTCGCGAGCTGTGGGCCTTCAACACTAAATACAACGTCTTGTCTCACTACGTTTCCGAGCAAGGGTTGTCAGTCAAGGGATCGACTCTGCAGAATGTCGCAGAGAGTTCTAAGCAAAAGAAGCTGCGTAAGCCAGCAGACACTTTACCGCTGATTACTGGCGGAACTCCCAAGAGCGCAGAACGCGCATTCGAAAACCTCAAGACAAAAGAAGCATCAACCAATGGACGTATCAATGAGTTCACTGTCATCCTCAGGGCAATCAAATAACAACGTTGTTCGGTTCCCCAAGAAGAGCATTCGTAACATAGTCATTGAAGATGATGCGGCTCGTGAGGCAACGAAGCGAGCATACGTCGATGAAGTGACAGAAGCGTATGCTACTCATATTGCCAACAAACTAGCCCAGCAAGGCTTTGACGTTTTCAATAATGAGTTCGACAAGCACTTTGGCTTTGCCATCGAAGCCTTGCGCTCGACTCTTCTTAATACGATGGATCTACACCATCCGTTCCAAGAAGTCGTGGAGCATACGGTCAAGACACTAGGTGAGTTGTCTCCAGACAACGATGACGATGAGTTCGATCCGGCTTGACAATCACGCATAGATAGTATATGATACTATCATGCAATGGAGTTTGATATGATTCTTGTGGATTTCAGCCAAGTCATGATTTCGAATATCATGATGCAACTGGCTAATAACGACAGCAAGCTCGATGAGGATATGGTCCGCCATATGGTCCTGTCGAGCATTCGCTTGTATAAGAAGAAGTTTGGCGCAGAGTATGGTGGGATCGTTATCTGTGCTGACGGTCCGTCATACTGGCGTCGTGAGATCTATCCGTTCTACAAAGCTGGGCGTAAGAAAGCTCGTGAGAAATCGACGCACGATTGGTCTACTATCTTTAATGCTCTTCACAAGATTCGCGATGAGCTGGAAGAGAATATGCCGTATCCAGTTCTTCGCTTTGAACGTGCGGAAGCTGACGATATCATCGGCGCTCTATGTCACGCTCATGGTCAGCATGGTGTTATTACCGAACGCATTCTCATCGTATCTGGTGATAAAGACTTCGCACAGTTGCAGAAGTATGATAACGTCGCGCAGTATTCACCGATCGCTAAGAAGTTTATCACGCCTGATGTGAACCCTGAGCGCTTCAAGCAGTATCATATCCTGCAGGGTGATAGCGGTGACGGTGTCCCTAACTTCTTGTCAGCTGATGACACATTCGTGTCTGGTGGTCGACAGAAGCCGCTTCCGAAGAAGAAGCTCGAAGAGTGGACTCTGATGCAACCTGAATCGTATTGCAGCGGTGAGATGTTGCGAAATTATCACAGAAACAAGATGCTTGTCGATCTTGACTGCATTCCTGACGAACTTCAGAAACAGATCGTCGAAACTTATGCTACATACAAGTATAACCCTCGCAATAAAATCTTCAACTATTTCATCGAACATCGTCTGCGTCAGCTGACGGAAGCTATCTCGGAGTTTTGATATGACACCAATTCAATGCCTGCAACTTATCCTAACCTTAGTCGTGACTGGCACTTGCACTGCAGTCTCTGGTATTGTCTTTAGAAGTGAGATTTCATCTAATAAATGGTTTATGTGGACTGGTCGTTCACTACTGGCGTTTCATGCTATTGCGTTTCCTGCAGTCATGATCCTTTTGATCTGGAGCATCTAATGACTTATTACCGTGAAGATTGGATCGAAACACATTTCGGTAAGATCATGTTTGCAATGTTTGGTGTGATATTCTTTCTTCTTGGATTCATGATTACACAAGAATCAGGACGCACAGCCTTTCATTACAAGCAATGCTTGGATGATGGTAAGAAAGAGTATGAGTGCTACGCCATTGTTTACAATGGAAGTCGTCGATGATTATCACCGTTCCAGATTTAGACTATCACAACAGGGAGTATGACAATATCATGATCGATCTATCCAAGTATGCTGAATTCGTTATGGCGGTCACGAGCAAAGAAAGCCGTGAAGTCGAAGCGTTCGTTGAACGACTGAAGGAAGTGCATTTTGGCAGCACAACGCTCAACGCATCCCTGCTCCTTACTGCTATGATTGGCATGACCAGTGAAGCTGGTGAAGCACAGGAAATCGTCAAGAAGGTTCTGTTCCAAGGTAAGCCATACACCGAAGAAACTCGCACTCATTTGAAGAAGGAACTGGGTGATGTGATTTGGTATTGGATCAATGCTTGCAACGCTCTCGATCTCGACCCCAATGAAGTCGTAGCAGAAAACGTGGCTAAACTTGAAGCTAGATATCCTGGCGGCAAGTTCAACGCATATTACTCTGAGAACCGTAAGGAAGGCGATATCTAATGAAGAAGCTGGTCATGGTTGAAACGATTTCACAGCATCGTGTTCGTTACGTTGTGGAAGTAGAAGACAATATCGAACACGCTGTAGATGAGGTCGTTTACCGTGAGCACGATCCTGAGTTTAGAGAATTCAGTCAGATGCATCTTGGTAATGTAGTTGTTTCTCATAGAGAAATTAGCGAACAAGAATATATGAAGATGTTCAATGAAGAAAACGATTATCTCAGCGAATGGCCTGAAGATCACAAGAAAAGTCTTATAAATGTAATTGACTACACAGAGGAGAATACTGATGGCGCTTGATACAAGTAAGTGTATGGCAAATTTGATTGCTAAGATCGAAGCACAGACAACCAAGGAGCGTCAGGTAGATTTCCTCAAGCTCTATAGCTCGTATGCTTTGAAAGCAGTTCTTGGTTATGGTATGGATCCAGGCGTGAAGTGGATGCTTCCTGATGGTGATCCGCCGTATCGTCCACTTGATGTGAGCGCTGATCAGGAAGGTCGCTTCTATACTGAGTGCAAGAAGTTGATTTACTTTGTGGATAGTCCTGAAGGTCGTCAAGTCAATCAGCTCAAGCGTGAGCAGCTTTTCATTCAGGTGCTTGAGTCTATGGATCCCCGTGATTCTAAGTTGCTCCTTCGCATGAAGAATCGTCAGATCAAGATTATGCCTGAAGCGATTGCCGAAGCATTCCCTAATCTGTGGGAAGCGTGGGGTCGTAATGTTGCGAAGCCAGCTATCGTTATTGAGGAGGTGCCTGTAGTTCAGGTTCCTACATTTCAAGCAGAAAACGGTGAAGCTCCTGTCAAGCGTGGTCGGGGTCGCCCGAAAGGTTCTACTAAGAAAGAAGTAGCATGAACACAGCTTTTATCATCGGTAATGGGACAAGCCGCAAAGGCTTCGACCTTACTCGTCTGAAACCTTATGGAACGGTGTTTGGTTGCAATGCGCTATATCGTGATTATCCTGACTTCTCTATTCCTGATTTCCTCGTTAGCATTGATGATGGTATCATTACCGAAATAGAAGGTAGCGACTTCCCATCGAAGCGTTTCATCGTTCCACCGATGGACGAACGTTGGGAACCATCTGAATGTAATATCGGTCGTCCTCGCAGTAACGCAGGTGTGAATGCCATGCGTGAAGCAATCAAGATGGGTCACAATCAGTTGATCTGTCTTGGTTTCGACTTCCTGATTGCTGACGCAGCTCAGTCTGTATCAAATGTCTATGATGGCACGGATAACTATGGAATGGAAGTTCGTGCTAATGCCAATGACAATCCTGGACGTATCAACTACGTTGCATGGCTGACTAGAACTAATCCTGGCATCGAATTCATCTTTATTTTCCCAGACGGCTTGACAATTAACGCGATTTCTGGTAAAAATGTATTCGTGAACAATTATGAAAATCTTCTGAAGCATACATAGGGATATGACTTTTCAGAAGGGAGCGGGATTATGGTAAAACAGATTTTTCTTGAACATTCAAACCTCAACAAGATGGATCACTTTCTAGGTAAGTTCCTAGATCATGATTGCTACGATCTTGTCTTAACTGAAGACGCAGACGTTTACGAACCACTGACTCCACTGCAGATTGCGAACGGTGAAACTCACAGCGAAAAGAACATTCTCTGTAAGTTCCGCAAAGGCGTATTCTCAAAGGAGATGACAGACGCAGCTTATAAAGCACTGCGCTCTGGTGCTATCATGTCTGATAATCGTGGTCTTGCTGCGGGTATCGAACGCGATACTGAATTTCAGAAACTTCCTGATGGTCTTGGTTCTCGTCGCTGGGTTACACAGCAGCAGAAAGCAGTTCTTCAGTATATGGTTAAGGGATCTCCTAAGTCTATCACTGGTGATGATATGCTTCAGGAACTTTATGACACAACTCCTACCGCACCGCTTCAGGGTCGTGGTTCTGGTGCAGACAAAGACAGAGGTGAGATCGGTGCAGGTGCTATCTGGATCGTAAAGAAAGCACAAGACTTTGTGTTCGCCGACTGGTATGAGTCCGTCAAGGATAAGAGTCCAGCTGAACGTAAACTTGCAGCTGATCACCTTCTTCACGATATGATCTCAGATACAACTTATGCCAACGGCGTTCGCTCTGGTGTTGGTGGTTTCATGGATCGCTATCCACGCATTCCATTCTGTCGTGAAACTGGTTGGAGCGCAAGCCATCACGAACTATACGCTTCTTCGCTTCCGCTGTTCGAAGAAGCAACTAAAGTCTTTAAGGAAAATCTCCCAATCCGTTTCGCTGGACAGATGGAAGCGATGCAGCGTCTAGGTAAGGATTGGCAGATCGGTGATACTGCTTACACAACGCTGACTATCAACCGTGACTTCCGCACAGCTGCGCATCGTGACGTTGGTGATCTGTGTGAGTCATGGGAGTCGCATGAAAATCCCCGTGGTTTCAGCAATCTTTTAGTGCTAGATAATGGTAAGGACTACGATGGTTTCTATCTGTGCTTTCCTGAGTTTCGTGTAGCTGCTGACATTCGTGCCGGTGATCTTATCATGATGAATGCTCACCGTATTCACAGCAACTCTCCTGCCTTCAACTACGAAGAAGGTTTCGAGCGTATGTCAGTCGTGATGTATTTCCGTGAGTCCATGCTTGAGTGTGGTTCCAAGAAGTATGAAGATGCTCGCAAGAACTTCGTGTATATGCGTAAGGCGAACAAAGAGCACGAACTCTGGCACGAAGGTTGGAATGGTGTGTCTCCTGGGATGTGGGATACTGAAGAATGGGCGAACTACCTAGGCAACAATGGTCTAACCGATGAAGCTGAAGAAGTCCTAAATAAACTTGGTATTGGTCAAAACAAATCCTCACTTGAAGATTACTTTACATGAAACATATTTTGGTTACTGGAGGAAGTGGATTCATCGGCAGTTCTGTTGTCGATGAACTCCTCTACTATGGATACAAGGTTACAGTCGTCGATCGTGTGATTAACGAATGGACAAAGAACCTTGATGTTGAAATCCAAAACTTTGATATCAATAACTTTGGGCTTCATTCATACTACAAGAAGTTCGACGCTATCATTCATATGGCTGCAAGCCATATCGTTCCTGAGAGCGTTGTTGATCCAATGACGTATTACTACAACAATCTAACTTCTATTCAGCGCATCATGGAATACGCAAAGGAGTATGACGTTAAGGTTGTGTTCAGTGGAAGCGCTGCGGTTTATGATACGTCTAACGGACAGCTCGACGAGAACTCACCAACGAAACCACAGAATCCATATGGTCAGACTAAGCTGTGGTCTGAGCAAATGCTCGAAGCTCTGTATCATGCTCACGGAGTTAGCAGCGTTTCGTTGCGTTATTTCAACGTTGCTGGTGCTGGTAAGAAACATGGTTACAATGCGAAGACGCCAACACATGCAGTTCCAATCCTGCTCAAGTCTGTGTTGAGTAACAAACCATTTCATGTGTTTGGCAATGATTATCCTACCAAAGATGGAACTTGCATTCGCGATTACCTTCACGTGAAAGATGTCGCCCGCGCGCATGTGCAAGCCCTACACTATCTCGATAGCCATAAGTGTTCCGAAGTATTCAATCTTGGCACTGGAACTGGAACTTCTATGCTTGATTTGATTCAGGCATCGGAGAAAGTTCTTGACAAAAAGGTAGACTTCGTATATGATAGTCGACGAATGGGAGATCCACCTATCCTCGTAGCTAATGCACAAAAGGCTGAGAAGTTCCTCAACTGGAAGCCAGAATATGAGTTAGCCGATATTATCCGCGACTCATGGAACTGGGAAAATGCTAGTAACAATCCAGTCAGCTAATCGCTCCTCGCATATCGAAGCGATGGAGCAGGCGCTCGCTCCTATCGTCCCGCTTTGGATTGTCCCGCTCAGTCAAGTCACAGACTACAGTAAAGCACAGAACGTTGTTGGTGTTGATGGCGTCATGCCAATGAAACCAAAGCAGCTTAACTATGCGCTTGATACTGGTTTTGCCAAAGGTGAAATCGTAGTGACTATGGACGACGACTTTGTGAAGTGTGTCACCGTTCGACAGGAAGGCACGAAGTTCATCACAGAGAACGCAAGCCTTGTTGACTTCATTCAAGATATGGGTGAGCGCCTAGCCAAATCTCCTTATTACGCAGCTGGTTTCCAATCCAATCTCAATCCCGCATGGTGTGGTTCTGGGCAAACTAACACTGGCATGGTTCTTGGTCAGCTATTGGCTCACAAGAAAAGCGACATTCGCTTCGATGAGTCATTGACAATGCTAGAGGATTTGGAGTATATTATAGCTCATCACTCAGCACACGGTGGCATAGTTCGAATTAACGATCGCATGATCTACTTCCATATGGAAAGCGAAAAGAACCGTAAAGAGCAAGCTGGTGGTTACAAAGGTCAGCGTGATAAAGAGCGTCAAGAAGCTGCACTAGATTACATCAGCAAGAAATACTCAGCAAGAGTTGGTGTCGACTTCCTACGCGATACAGAAGTTGGAACTGGTGTCACAAAGAAGATGCGTTGGAAAAATCTAAATAAGCCTACAGTATTTGATTACATGGAGAATTGATGGACTACGTTGTTGCAATCCCTAGCTATCGTCGAGCTAAGACGCTGCGTGAGAAAACCCTCGCGCTTCTCGAGCGTCACAATATCCCCGCTGAAAAGATCACTATCTTCGTAGGCAATCAAGAAGAATACGAAACCTATCGCAAGGAAATCCCTGAGCAGTATAATATCGTAGTCGGTCAGGTTGGTATGGGTGCGATTCGTCGCTTCATTCAGAGCTACTATCCTGAAGGAACGCAGGTCATGAACTTCGACGACGATCTGTCGGAAGTCATGAAGAAGATTGACGACAAGACTATGGTTCCCGTGACCGATCTTGCTGGTGAAGTTATCTGTCGTGGATTCGTCGAGTGTCAGAAGAACGAAGCTTATCTGTTTGGCGTTTACGCAGCAGCTAACGCAATGTTCATGAAGAACCGTGTAGCCGTCGGACTTTACTACTGCATCGGTTCGTGCTGGGGTCTTATCACTCGACACGATAAGGACTTGACAGTATCCCTTGACGACAAGGAAGACTTCGAGCGCACTCTTCAGCACTACGTCAAGGACGGTAAGGTTGTTCGACTCGACGATATCACAGTCAAGTCAAAGTATTACACCGAAGATGGTGGTATGCAAGTCACACGCACCGACGATCGCATCCTTGAGTCAGCTAAGATTCTGGTTGAAAGATATCCAGAACTGTGTTCGATGTATATTCGCGAAACGACAGGTCACGCAGAACTCAGACTCCGTGATACACGCAAAAACAAAAATGTCGGTTCGACGCTAGATTCGTTTTTCTAAGAAAGGAAAGTAAATGGATTGGATGGCATACGGTATCAACGTTCTCGTTGTAGCATCAAGCTGGATGATTGGTATCTTCTTAGCACGATTTATCCTTCGCACGTTCTTTAGCATTGAACCAGATGGTCCTGCAGAAATCGCTGGTTCAGTTTCGTCTGATGATTTGGTAGACTGGGATAAAAGCGATAAGCCATTCATCCCGATCAAGATCATGCGCGAAAATGGTTTGTATTATGGATGGTTCACGAACAACAATAAGTTCATCGGTCAATCAGAGAAACTCGACGAAGTCAAGCTAATGGCACGTGATCACATCCTCAAACAACTGGGCTTGCGACTGGAATTCAATATGGAAAAGCCGTCCAAGACCAAAAAGTAACTGAAACAGTTACAAAAAACATCAAAAAAAGCCTAAAAAGAATCCCTAGTAATTACAGTGGCTTAGCAGTAAGCCCTTGACATTACTAGGGTTTTTTTATGGCTGGCGGGCCTTGACAACTAGCTCCATCCACGCTAGAATGGGTTATAAGTTGAAAGGAAATGATATGACGACTTTTTGGTTCCCGATGCCTCAAGATGAGGAATTCACTGGTGTGGTAATCTATTGTGAGACGCAAATCAATTGCGATCCTACTGCTCCGATTCCCTGCAACGCTTCTATCATGATGGTGCTCTAATGAACTACGAATCCGCCCTCGACAACGCCCGTGCCGCTAAGGCTACTGAACGCCTCGCTCAAATGGAGAGCGAGCGCTCTCTTTTCCTCGAGCTGATCGCTCAGTATAATGTCCTGATGGACAACTATGAGCTCCAGCCCGATAATCACTCGAAGCGGGCGCTGAAAGATTTCCTCGCCCGTTTCCCCAACATCCCGAACTACGATGAGAAGGGTAACTGGGTTGGAAACGTTCGTAACGAAAATGGATGGACACCATGATGAAAGACAAAAAGATTGAATTCGCGCTCTTCGCAATCAACTGGCTTGCAGGATTCGGGATGGGTCTGACGATCGCTCAATTGCTCCGCTAGGGGCTTGACAATCAGGTCGGGTTGAGCTAGAATGGTAAAGTAGGTCAAATCAACGGAGTTCGGTATGTCTTCCAATGCTTGTAATGCTAACGCAAAGTCGCTTGTTCGCACCTCCACTGATCTCTTGATCCAAGAGTATCTTAACAAAGGTGGTGGGATCACGGTCGTTCCCCGTGGTCAACGCAGTATCAAGTGAGGGGCTTGACAATCAAGCGCCGATAGGTTAGAATGGTCTATATGATGGAAGGAAATGTGATGATTACTGAAGCTCTTGTTCTCCGCCTCGCGGCGACTCATATGTTCCGTTCGTTCGATGACGCGGACTGGAACGCATACGCTGGTTGCTCCAGCAAGGATCCGCTCATCTGTGAGCGCGATAATTTCGTCATGATCCTCGACGGTTCCACTCTTTCCTATATCACCAATGACGGCGAACAGCTCAAGTTCGTCCTCGATTCTGAGGAGCAATAATCATGTCGATTAATGAAGCCGTTGCGCTCGCTGCGCGTTTAGAATCGCTGATCCGTCGTGCTGATACTTTCGGCAAGGATCGCGTGACGATTCTCGAAGAAGTGAACTGGATTGCGTCTGATCTGCGCGATTATGCTGATCGACTCGACGCTCAAATGGAAAAGGAACTCTGCGATGACCGACTTCACGTTTCTGCCCGCTGAGGCAACAGACGCCAAGCACGAAATCGTTCAGTCGTTGTATCAGCGTCTGAAAGATGTGCGACGCGCAATGAATGTGCGCCCATCTCTGGAAGATGAGTTTGAACTGGGTATCGATTGCCGTTTGGCTAATGAAGTTGAATGGTTGGAAAGTCTCTTGGAAAAGATTGAACGGAGCTGATTATGCCTAACTGGTGCTCGAATTCTTTTGACGTATCTCATCAAGATCCTGCGATGATTGCTAAGTTCGCTGATGCAGTCAAGACTGGCAATCTTTTCGAAACGTTCGTTCCGCTTTCGACGGGTGAATGGGAATACGGCGTAGCTGTTGAGGAATGGGGAACCAAGTGGGATATCACTGAAGGTGATGTCAGCGTCAGCGAAGATGGCAAGGACGCATCTGGTTGGTTTCAGACTGCATGGGGTCCAGGCATTCGCGCTTACGAAAAGCTCGAGGAGTTGGGTTTTGAGCTGAACGTTCTGTATCATGAGCCAGGAATGTGTTTCGCTGGTCAGTATATTCAAGGTGACGATGACTGCTACGAATATGACTTCGGTAACGAAAATTGGCGCGATGATATCCTGAACGATGACGTGAGGGAATTCCTCGAGCAGGAATACGAAGCATGGCTTGAGTGGAACGAGGAAAACAAAGAGGAAGACGGGAGCGAGTGATGAGTTACAAAACAGTCACCGTTGATGTGGACGTCGATGTTGATCTAGACGACTTTTCCGATAAAGATCTTGTCGACGAGTTGAAGTATCGCGGATTCAGCGTCAATAAAAACGGTTCGACGCATTCGTGGCTCAAGCCATCTTTCGTCGAAGAAGAACTGGATGGTGTTCTGTGGAAGTTGCGCGAATCATACCTGATCGACAATCCTGAGCAGTTCCATAAATCGTTCAAGAGCATTCTATCAGAATATGGATATCATGTATGACAGATCATCAGATTGTTAAAGATAGATTCCTCAAGTTTCTTTTCGATCAGATTGAAGAACTAGCAGAGCAAGGATTAAGTGAAAAGGAAGCAGCATATCTCGTTATGGATACTGTGTTCCTGACAATACATAATACGTGGGTCGAAGCGTTCGGTGCTCGACAGATGGCTGAAGAGTTTTATCAAGTCGCAGATGGTTTGGTTGCTCGCTCAATGGAGGATTCTAAGTGATCATTGGTTTGTGTGGTTTGATTAGTTCGGGCAAAGGGACCGTAGCTGAGCATCTTATGCGTCAGCATGATTTCATTGGCGTTTCGTTCGCTGAAACGCTGAAGGACGCAGCTGCGTGTATCTTTGGCTGGGATCGTGAGATGCTTGAGGGTTCCATCATGGAAGCTCGTATGGCTCGCGAAGAGAAAGATGATTGGTGGAGCGAGCGACTCGGTTTCGATGTGTCTCCGCGATCTATGCTTCAGTTCATGGGAACCGAAGTCATGCGAAACCATTTGCATCCAGACATTTGGGTGTTGGCTACTGAAATGCGCATCCTCGGTATGGAGGAATTGTTCGTCAAGTCTGTTGGTCAAAAGCCAAACTTTGTTATCAGCGATGTGCGCTTTCCCAATGAGATTGCCATGATTCGTCGCAATGGCGGAAAGATCTGGCACGTTCAGCGTGGTCCGCTCCCTGACTGGTTTGGCAAAGATGACCCGTCGATCCATGAGTCCGAACGGGCTTGGAACAACGAGCCAATGGACGCCACGATCTATAACAATGGCACGGTCGAACAGATGTTTGGCACTGCAGACGTAATGCTTGACAACTACCTCAAGTCATAGTATAATAAGCCATACGATGGAGTTTGGCTATGAATGTTGGTGATACTGTTTCTATTCGTGTGCGCGATGCTCGCAATGCTAAAGTGTTCGCTTCTGGCGTAGTAAACCAGTTCAATGAATACACTGGTAAGATCCTGCCTAATCCTAAGTGGGTTTCTAGCGACTCCATCTGTATCTCCACTGGTGATACTCACTTCCCTTTCCGTATCATCGATCGTGAGCGCATCCTAGAGTTGGGTGCTGCTCCCGTCGCTGTTTCTCGCAGTGAGACGTTCATCGTTCAGGGTTCTAAGCCTGGATCAACTTATACAGTCACACGCGATGGTTCGCATTGGAGCTGCACTTGTGTCGGCTTTGGTTTCCGTAAAGACTGCAAACATGTGAGAGAGTGCAAGTGATGGACGATGATCAGCAAGACGACCTAACGCTGGTCTACATGTGGGCTTTTAGAAAAGGTGAGGAAAAGTCCAAAGCTCGCACTGAGGCGCTGGAAGCGGCGCTGCGTCAATGCCACGATGCACTAGAAGTTGCGTTTGATTATAATGACGGCGACGTTTTTGGTATTCATCATAACGATGCTGTCGATGCCGTTATGACTGCTAAAAACATTCTGGGAGTCAAGTGATGGATACTGTTCGCATTGAGATGATGCTTGTTGGTCCCTCTGGTCAGGTTCTTCAAAACTGGACTACTATGCAAGGATCTGTCGAAAACAATCCTCAGGTTTATATCCCTCGTGCTGTGAATATCAAATCATATCAAGGCGATATCAATACTGCTCGCGTGCGCGTGGTCAGTGAACAGACTAATAGAATCGTAGATATCATTCAGTGACTAAGGAGAGTGAAATGGCGAAGAGAACAACTAACGAAAACTTCAACGTGAGCTATTACTGCCGCGATAAGAATACAGGCGAAGATATCAAGAACATGACCATGAACTGGGAAAATCGTTCGACTGAAGAAATTATGGATAATCTCAATACATGGTTGACTGCCGCTGGGTATTCTGATCTTGTTGTTGTTCAAGCGGTGATTAAAGATGCAAAGTGATCTCGAACTTCTTGTCGAATACGATATGTTCGTGAACGGCTTTGATCCGTCGAACAAAGACGACATCATCGCATACTGGGCTTATATGCTACCATGAACTTCTGGCGTATCTGGGCAAAAGCTCTAGGTGAAAAAGCTGGTAAAAGTGACGATGAGGCGGATAGAGTAGCACTTATCCGCACCCTCATCGTTTTGTGTTATATCATCACGAACATATTCATCGTGGTAGGAGTGATCAGACATTGGTAAGGAAACGAATAGAATGGTGCTTCGAGTGGGGTTCGACAGTGATTCTTATCATTGGCGTTGCTTTCACTGCTTGGAACATCTATCCCCTCAACGTATGGTTCTCTCTCGCTGGTAACTTTGGGTGGTTCATCGTCGGATGGATGTGGCGTAAGTGGTCGCTATTGACAATTCAGATCATAGTGAGTATAATACTTTTCGCTGGACTTTCACAGCACTATGGAGTATGGCAATGAATCGTTTTATTCTACATGAAGATCCGTATGTAGCTGCAATGTATCACTGCGACAAACATGTCGTCAAGATGATTCTCGAGGAAGCGCAGATGCTTTCTTCAGCACACCGCATTCTCGACGGTGAGGAAGTCATTGGTCAATCAAAGTCTGGTCGCAAAGCTAAACGCTGGAAGCTGAGTGATAGTCGTGACGATAAAGTGTATCAAGCGACGCACATCAATCATCCATGCACACAGTGGTCGATGTTCACTTCTGAGAATTATGTGTGGTCTGTGTCTTTGTTACGCTGTCTGCTCGATGAATACACTCATCGCTATGGTAAGAAGCATAAGTGCGAAGAGCTATATCCTATTCTCCGTATTCCCCCTAAGAATATCCTGCTCGGCAAACGCACTCCGTTTCCACAAGCGATGCCTGACGAATGCAAGAAGGATGATCCAGTGGAAGGTTATCGCACATACTATATAAATCATAAGGTGCGGTTCGCAAAGTGGACGAATCGACAAACTCCAGAGTGGTTTCATGTTAGTTAAGTTCACGAATCTAAACACACAACTACTCGATATGCCAGTCTACATTAATGCTCATAATGTTCTTTCAGTCTATGAGTCTAAACGTAATGGTGACGGAAGTCTGACTACCACGATCTATGCGACGAATGGTCAAGAGTGGTTTGTCGAAGAAAGCCTAAATGAAGTTATTACGAAATTGAATGGAGCTGTAAATGCAAAGCGTGAAGGTTGTAGCTGTAAGTGAACCGTGCATCGTTAATGATGGCGGGTTTACTCTTTCTGTAGATGAGTTCATTGCTTATGTTGCTCGTGTAAGCAATCCCAGCAATCAGATGAATACGCAGACAGCACCCAAGCTGTTGAAGTATCTCGCAAAGCATAAGCACTGGTCTCCGTTCGAAATGGTTTCTATCTGCATGGAAATCGACACGACCCGTGATATCGCTCGTCAGATTCTGCGCCATCGCTCGTTCTCTTTCCAAGAGTTCTCACAGCGTTATGCGGATCCTACTCAGGACTTAGGTTTTGTTACACGCGAAGCTCGCTTGCAGGATACAAAGAATCGTCAGAACAGCATTGAAACTGAAGATCGTGCGTTGCAAGATAAGTGGAACGAAAAGCAAGCAATTGCTATTGATGCTGCACGCGGCGCTTATAAGTGGGCTGTCGAGAATGGTATCGCTAAAGAGCAAGCTCGGTCTGTTCTTCCAGAAGGCAACATCGTTTCCCGTATGTATATGAACGGATCGCTGCGTAGCTGGATCCACTACTGCGAACTGCGTATGGGCATCGAGACACAGAAAGAGCATCGTGAGATTGCGCTTATGGCGTGGGATGAAATCACGAACATTTTCCCTTCACTGACTGATATTCTATCAGATACTAAATAAGGGAGTAAGATGCCAAGATACACTTTTGAAAATAAAGAGACTGGCGAGATCTACGAGGATTTCATGACGATTTCCTCAATGGAAGAACTTCTCGAAAAAAATCCCCACATTAGACAAGTCCCAGCCGCTCCACAAATCGTGAGCGGAGTTTCTGCTGGTCGCAACAAGCCAGACTCTGGTTTCCGCGACATCTTGAAGACTATCAAGAAGAAGCATCCACGTTCAACCGTCAACACATTCTAAGGAGGTAGCACGACACAGAACTCGTTCTCGTTCGTTATGATCCCATAAACAATAACATCGGAGCAGCCATGCAGACTGCAATCATAGACGAAGCCTTTCTTGAAGCCGAAGCAAACAAGTATTTGACGAGAAAAGAACGAAAACAAAAGAAGCGAGTAAAGGCGACTGGTTATCGACAACCAGTGATTCCTAACTTGCGTCGTGTATCCCCTAGAACAGCAGCTCAACGTATAGTTGTTGACGCATTCAATTCAGACAAGAATCTAATCCTTCACGGATGCGCGGGAACTGGTAAGACGTTCCTCGCTCTGTGGCTTTCCATGAATGCCATACTCACTGGTGATTCACCTAAACCAATCGTAATCCTACGAAGCGTTGTTCCTACTCGCGATATCGGGTTCCTTCCTGGCAACGCGAAAGACAAAGCTGCGGTCTATGAAGCACCCTATCAAGGAATCGTTTCAGAGATCTGCGATAAAGACTACGGTTGGTTGAAGCAGAATGGTTACATTCAGTTTGATACAACGTCATTCCTTCGTGGTATGACTTTCCGTGACAACATCATTATCATCGACGAGTGTCAGAACCTAAGTGACCATGAAATCCATACGGTCATGACTCGCGTTGGTGAGGGTTGCCGTGTTATCTTCTGCGGTGACTTTACTCAGAAGGACTATACTCGTGAAGGGTCTGGTATGAACAATCTGCTCAAGATTGCAAATGAAATGCGTTCTTTCGAAATAGTTAAGTTTCATAAGGAAGATGTCGTTCGATCAGGCTTTGTGCGCGAATATATAATTACTCGCACAGAACTTGAAGAACGAGGCATGATTAATTGAAATTCCTTATTGATCCTTCTATAAAATTACCAAGAGCAAAGCAGATCAATACTCCATCAGGGCGTCGCTATCAGACCCCTGATGGAAACGTCTATCCCTCGATCACAACGCTTCTGGGCGATCAACCTGAGAAGAAACGTTCACTTGCTGAATGGCGTGCTCGTGTTGGTGAAGAAGAAGCTAACAGAATCAGCAGACAAGCAGCGAGCCGTGGAACGGATCTTCACAATCTAATGGAATCATACATTCTAGGAGATGAGATAGATGCCAAGAAAATCATGCCCTCGACACTCGCACGTTTTCGTATTGTTCAGAAATGTATTGATAACAACCTACAGCTTGTTTATGCGTCTGAAACACCGATGTTCTCGGACATCCTCCGAATCGCAGGGACAGCAGACTTAATCTGCGAGTGGGATGGTAAAGTAACGGTGATCGACTTCAAGACTTCTCGTAAGAGAAAGACTCGCGAGATGATCACCGATTACTTTCTTCAGGCTACTGCGTATTCCATCATGTTCGAAGAGCACACTGGCATTGAATGCCATGACTTTGCCATTCTCATTGTATCGGATGATGGCGAGTTCGACTGCTTCGAGGGCAAGCGCAACGACTATGTCCGCCAACTGATTCGTGTAAGAGATCAGTATGAATGGAGGAAAAGTCTTGACAATCAGAGTAAAATAGCCTAATATAAATACTATGCTTAGGTCGTTGAGGCGTTCAGAATAAACGTTGCGGACGTGGGTGCAATACCCACCGCCTCCACCATAAGCACTCTGGTTGTTCGGCGAGACGTATTGGTCGCACAACGTTCCCGCAGATACGTTAAAGGGCAGAGCGCTTTTGATGGGGGCGAAATAGGATCGACGTGCGTAGTAAAGGTGCGAGGAGACCGAAAGCGAACGTTAGATGCAAACGATAATGCACTCATCGAGACTCGCCTAGCGGCGTAATCTCTTGGGTATGAGCTCCACCTAGAAACAGAACGGGCTCACTTTCCTACATTGAGGTATTCATTATGTCCGAAGAAAAGCATATCCGTCTTTCAGTTCTTCAAATGGCACAGTCTATGTGCGATGCAGAATATCTAATCGCCGCTGAACGTGGTGGTGAACAGAAACCATTCCCAACTACAGCTGAAGTTATCAAGAAAGCCGACGAGCTTATGTCGTTCGTCGATGACATTCGCGACCCTACAGTTAAGAACGTGACACAACTCCTTAGCGAACACGCTGGAAAGTAATTGTTATGAAAGTCAATATCGGTTCTTATCACGACTACTTTGGTCCCTATCAAATCGCAGAAAAGGTTTTCTTCTGGATCAATCACAGAGAAGTTCTTTTGGGTTTGGATGAAACCCTAGAGCATCGCTGGGA